AATATACCATTATGTAACACATTCACAAGAGCAGTACTCGTTGATGATTGAGAAAAATTTACGCTAGTAGCGTCGGCTGTCCTCAAATAACTAGTTAATTGCGTGTATGGTACAGTAAATTCCACATCATTCTCTTCAGTTATATCAACAATCTTAGTGTAAACCTCAGTTGTGTAATCTCCTGAAGTACCTATATCTCCATGGGGTGCCCAATTTATTCGCACTCTCCCACGATGATATTTGGAACAAATAAATTTGAAACGGTAAGTGATATCACCACGCCAATAACGAAAACATTTACTAACATAACTCATTGGTGTTTGCCAAGTGACGAAACCTCCAGTAACGGTTTCCCTAGCCATACAGTCTGGAGAGACTAAAACATGAAATAAGCTTGTATTGATTGGATCTGAAGCAGCCCAGGTTGAATTATATATATAAGATTCTCTCTGGACAAATGATGAAATACCCAATTCATCCTCAACATCAACACCAGCAATTTTTGGATCAATACTCAGTTCATTCTTAGAATCTAATGTTAACTTCTCAATAGGAGCACCTATATCAGTCGCAGCAAGATTTGGGAATGATTTATTCTGGAAAGCATGAACATCATCAATTACAGGAACATCCGTGTAGCCAAAAAGTGCTGCAATATCTGCAACAGCACCAGCTGCATATGAGGTTGCTGTAGCAAACTCTCCAATAATTGGCATTGATGATAGTCTATCAGCTGCTCTTGCAATAGCTGATGCTGGTCTTGATACAACACCGTCATGAGAATATTCATCTTTACCTTGTACTGCTAGTTCTGTTGTAGGACCTGCAATTTCTATATCCTCCGCCCAAGCATAAACTTGAATACTTATATTGTCGGAAACGACACCATTCGCATTAGCTAAAGGATTAAAACTGTTGTACGATATTCTACCCATATTAGTCAAGTCAGTTGAACTTGTGGCATCTAACCAATTCTTATAATATAGAAAAGGCAAAACCATTTCGCCTCCCTGACAATTCTGAGGATAAAGGTAAATATGTGGACGTTGGGACAATGGGATATTTTCCTTTCGACCAGAGGATGATAATATCACAGGACAAGGATTGAAGTTTATCAATGGTTGATATGATACCAACGCACAACCATAATAAAATGGAGATGCATTAATAACAAACTTAAGGTGCAAATTACATCTAACCATGTAATAGTTATCAAGCTTTCGTTTAATTGATGCTTTCGAGAAAAATGCATGCCAAGGATCAAAGGTATCCGAAGCAATATCTAAGGTGTTTCCAATACCCCAGGTTCGAGAATCAATCAAGACAGGTCTTTTTAGAAAATCACCAAGTTCTATGTTCTGAGAAGAATCAACTTTGATGTAATTCATAGGATGAGGAATATCGCTGATGACATTATTGGGTAAGTCAGTGAAACCAACATTTTGTTGTAGGGTAGTACTTGGAGCTGGAGTAGCTTCAACGTCAATACCACTATCAGCTTGAATTCTCAGGATACCGTCTGATAAAGATTTATCAGGATAGTCAATAAGGCTGACAAAGCCTGTAGAGTTTTTACATGAGACTCCACAAAGTCTCGACATATAATTAGTACTTTGTACATTTGTTTTTTGATTTTGTATTTTGACATTCAACATAAATTTATAGGCAAACTGTCCTGCAACTTTACCATGAAACATAGGCTTACAGTCATAAGCCTCACACATCACTCTCCCACTACGTGTTTGTGAGAACGTTAATAAGTGATGCTTCCTTGCAGACACAAGCGCTTCGCTTGTGAGTTTGGTGTTTTACAATACTACATAAAAAGGACAATATTTTACGTATTTATACAGACGTGAAACAGATAAAAAGTCTGTTGTTCTAATATGTACTTAAAGGAAAGTACACATCAAAAGAATCGCAATGTTTAGAGCTCTTCTTAAAATTCTCACACAATTCCTCGAACGTAGGAAATGTGCTTTCCTCGATCCAAATATCCCATTTGAGATCTTTCACGAGTTTCCTTAACATGATAAGTTTATCATTATAAGTTTCTTTTCCATAGAAAAAATATTCTCTCAGAGCTGTGGAAATAACAGATATACCTTGAGCCTCTTCTGTTACTGATTTGGATCTATTCCAAACCATCAGCATTTTTTCTATAGAGTCATGATCAAGCGGCGCCACCATACACCCGAGATCATCATCTTTTCGCCATGTGCGCTTCAAGAAAGAGGCATTATCAATGTGGATAAAAGGCACACTCTCCGCTTCTTTATCCGCCATTGTGTAGATGATGTCTAACTCAGCAAATTTCTTCGCAATAGCAGTGTGATTAAACCAGGGTGTGTTGACACTCACAGACATGATATTATCATCACCATACGTCATCAAGCTCACGTTTTTCTTGAAATCATCAAATTTCCCTTCAGGATGTAACATTGCATAGACATATCTCATTCTAATGCAATTCACTAAACCATTCAAAATGACTGTGAGAGGATTTCCAGAGGGATTAGAGCCAAACAATTGGATCAAATCTCCATTAAACTCAACAAGAGCAAAAGCTGTATCTTCGGCAATACATCTCACAATTTGTATATCCTCATCGGTATAGTTACCAGATAGTTTTAAAAAACAGATGATGATATCAAAAGCTAAGAGGATTTCTTTTGGACTCATTTTCTTGTCAAAAGCTTTATAATCACCTGCAACGATATTCTCCACACCATGTTTTGTGATGTAATCATACATTTCTTGCCACTCTATGGATTGAGCTATGGTTCCAGGTGCAGACTCAAAAGCCAACCTTTCATTTTGCACCAAACGAGTAAATGATAACATATACTTTCTTACTACAATAGTCCAATCAAATGGTGCTCCAGTGAAGACACGCGTCTTACCTATTTTAGCTTTAGCATGAGAAACAGGTTCATCCTTAAGATGAGCACAGAAATTAGGATGAGCTTGTTCATTATTCTTGTAACGCAGTATTATATCATCAACTCTATCCATGATTTCATCATTAACTTCCACTGGATCTAACATACCATGCATAGGTGGTATTGTCTCCATAAAGAACTTTTTGCTCATCTTCCAAGGGTTACCTGCACTAGTGTTTCTATTAATCTTGTCAATATAAGCAACTTGTGCACCATTGATAGCCGTAAAGTCATCTAGCGGATGTAGCATATCTTTGATTTTAGACTCATCGATAGATGATAGAACATCATTGATATATCCTGCAGCACATTTTTCTAATAAACTCGTGTCTAACGTTGTTATTGGTTTTACCAGATCTTTCGCTGCTATGTGCCATGGAACCCATGATTTCATTTCAGGTCCACAATACTTCGTTTTGTACTTCTCGTCCTTCAATAAAGGATTCATTGGTGTGTTTGTGACTGAAGATTTACTTTTTCCTCTGAAGTCTTGGAATGAACCATAAACATGGGCATTACCATCAGAGAGATAACGAAAGACCGATTTTTTGTGTAGATCTCCGACAGCTCTAGTTTGAGTTTTACTGGATATGTTCGAAAAATCTCCAGATGAAACATTAAAATGAGTTAAACTTGAATAGATTTCCTCAATGAAATTCCCATCTATATTGGTGGCATAGACTTCACCTGGGTACATCTCATTCGCCAAGAAATGAATACCAACAATTGAATAACCAAAACCACTTGTTATGATGAGGGGTGAACCACAATCACCATCCACAGTAACATTATCGGCTAGACCTCCCCAGAGATTATTCCTTGAATCAATCTCGTAGAGAGTGTTTTTTATCACAGTTTCTGGTCGTAATTTTATTTTCTTCACAGGATTCAATAAGAATTGTCCTTCCTTGGTACGCATGGCATAAAAACCATTAAATATACCATTTGAAGAACCACGTTGAAAGTACTTTGTGATTCTCTTCTTTGGAGGTAAACTTCTTAATGTCAAGAAAGCAATATCTTTTTCTGGTATACGATGTACATCAGCTTCTCCAATGTTGAAAGTCATGTTGGCACCCACACCAAGCGAACTGTTGAATTTAATTTGTAGAGTTCCACATTCAGACAAATCAGGTATAACATGATTGTTGGCAAGATAAATGTGTCCTCCTAAAGCCAGGAGACGCCCACCTCGATATTTCTGAGTCTTGAAACTGAAAATTCGGGAACAACAAACATTCTCGCCTATTTTAGTACAGAATTCAGTGAACTCCATGCCTTTTGAGGAAGAACTCTCTCGAGAAAAATTTGCTGGTGATAAGTCAAAAGAATTATTGTACCATACATTCTCTCTACCACTCAATTCCTGTACTGGTCGTGTTCCAACTTCTTTAGACACATCACCTTGTGGTGTCAATTGTTTGTAAGTCTTATATGAAGTTAATATGAGGGTAATCATAGTGACTAGCGGCACAAATATTTTAGGTTGTTTAAGTGCAGACTGCATCTTTTCACCTATTCGTGACCAACTATCTCTATCATTCAAGTTCCGTAGCAAATCGTTGGACTTAATTTGGAATAAATTGACATTCTTGTCCATAACAGTGTAGAACTGATAACACAATAATGCCCTACGATAAAGAGTCGTTGATTGAATTCGATACATGATGTGGCTAACTAATCTCAAATAAAGATAGAAAGAAAACACCAAGTAAAATGTTGAATGTGCTGCTTCTATGAGACCTTGAGGTCTCAATGGACATAAGTTGTCAGGTAGATTACAACACAAACATAGGTTTGTTTCTTGCATGAGTTTAATGCACTCTTGAACTCTGTTTTGATCTTCATTGAACTTTATTATAGCTTCATTAAACCAAGTCAGAAGTTCGCCATGTTCATCTTTTCTCTAATCACTTCTATGTCAGCATAATGTTTTCCTCTTGAGATAGGTACGGGTTTAACCATTTCCACTTTGAAATACCAGAGATCTGGATAAGCGGTGTCTGTGGGTACTTTACAGGAGTTTAACATACCACGCTCATCCTTATACTCTGGTTTTACTTCAGGAGTGATAATATAAGGAAATCTTCTTTGCACAGCTGAGGGACAAGAGAAATAGTGATAAGCATTCAAAGTTTTCACATTTGTCGTTGCAACAACCAACTTACCTTTAAAAGGTGTAGTTCCTTTCAACTCCAACGAAGCTTGATCTGGACAAAATGCTTGATTGTTCATAACCTGTATGATCATATTGAGGGATTTTGGATCACCGAGAGTGGGGTCCTCATTAGCAACATCATCGAGAATAACTGTGTGTTGTGAGGTTAAAAAACCATTCCAAAATTTTGCTGCTGGATTTACAGTATAGCGAAATTCATCACCGCAAGGTAATTTTTGATTCTTTGCAAAATAGGTGCAGAGTATGCTAGTTATGGTAGTTTTACCAATTCCTGAGTCACCAAACACAAGTAATCCCATTGGAGCCTTTCTATTGGATCGAGCTGCTGCTTTCGTGTTGAGATCATCTCTAATCATCAACATATCATTCAATGTAAGTTTCACAACTTTGATGTCAGTTTTATCTAATCTGAAAGAGTGTTTATCAATATTAGTCAATTTTTCTATGACAGAATCGAGTCTGCCACGGAAATCTGATTCTGTG